ATGCATAGGCTGTTTAGTTGTAGTAGGCTCACAGATTTGCTAAAAAGCCTGTACAGAACCTTAGCTAAACAGGCTAAATATTAGCTAAATAGACCACATGCTAGTGCATAGGGCTAAATAGGGCTAAATAGTTGATTATAAAGGCTAAATAGCTATACAGAAAGTGCGCATAAGCATGACTAGCTGTCTAGCTAAAAGGTAATAACAAATAGTTATAAAGAAATAGAAGAAAAGACTTGACATTTGCTAAAAAGTATGCTATAATATATAGTATATAGACTAAATAGGTCTGATAATCCAAACATAAGGATGTTCAACTAACTAAACGATATTGTTAAGAAGCGGTTGTTACCACCATTTACAACCGCACTATATCAAGCCTTTGTTAACATGAACAACTAGACCTATATAGAAGAGCCCTAAACAATTAAAAGGAAAACTCTATGACAGACGTTAACAATAAGGATGTCTCCTCTGACACTCCAGTTAAAAAGAAAAGAGGACGTCCACGTAAAACTGACATACAAGCTAAACAACAAGGTGGTAGAGGTAAAGTAGGAAGACCTAAAGGTGATGCTTCTATCATTAACGAATATAAAGCTAGAATGTTAGCCTCTCCTAAATCCAACAAAGTATTAGAATCAATCTTTAATGCAGCATTAGATGATGAACACAAGAATCAAGCAGCAGCTTGGAAGCTTGTTATGGATAGAATAGCACCAGTAGCTGCCTTTGAGAAGGACGTTATTAAGAATGGTGGTAGTAATGCGATTAGTATTAATATTAGTGGTGTGCCTAACGTTAAAGTTGGAAACGACGTTGTTGATGGTGATTATACGGAGGTTAACGATGAAGAGTAAATACTTCACAGCTAAAGAGATGCGTTGTCAAGAGACAGGCGAGGAAGGAATGCAACAGGTCTTTATAGACTTGTTAGATGCTATTAGAGAAGAGTGTGGCTTTCCGTTTGTTGTTACCAGTGGTTATCGTTCCCCTGAACATTCAATTGAAAAAAGAAAAGAAAAAGCAGGTAGCCATGCAATGGGTTGTGCTATAGACATTAGAGCTAACAGCCAACAGAAGTATAAGATAATGGAAGTAGCAAAGAAGCATGGAGTTACACGTTTTGGAATTAACAAGGCGTTTATACACATGGATATTGCTGACCGTTATGATAGTCGTTTCCCTTCTGACGTTGTGTGGGCTTACTAGGTTTAAAGGTGAAAGGTGCTCCACCACTGAGTAGCCTTATTTCTACGTGGAGGTAGATATGAAGAAATGTAAGATATGTAAAGAAATTAAAGAGTCTGTAGAGTTTTATAAAAACAAGACCTACTCTGACGGTTTAACAAGTAAATGTAAAGAGTGCCATAAAGCACAGCAACGTTCTTGTTACGAAAGTAATATAACAGAACGTAGGAAGAAAATGTCTGAATGGCAAATCAACAACAGAGGACTTTGTAATAAAATAGGAGCTAAATATAGAGCCTCTAAACTTCAACGTACTCCTCAGTGGTTGAATAAAGAAGACCTTGAGTTAATTAAAGATGAATACCTAATGGCTAAAAAGCTCGAAGAGATTACAGGTGATGTTTATCATGTTGACCATGTAGTTCCTTTACAAGGAGAAAACGTATCAGGCTTGCACGTACCTTGGAACTTACAGGTTATCGAGGCTTCTGAAAACTTATCTAAAGGAAACAGATATGGAACTTAATGTACAGCTACTTAAATGGCAGCAGGAAGTATTTCACGATACGACACGATTTAAAGTAGTAGCTGCAGGACGACGTTGTGGTAAATCACGATTAGCAGCTTGGTCAATGATTGTTAGAGCGCTACAAGAACCAAAGTCTACAGTGTTTTATGTCGCACCAACGCAAGGACAGGCTCGTGACATACTATGGGGTGTTTTAGAAGAGTTAGCACATCCTATTATCACCAGTAAGCACGTTAACAACATGCAAATGAAGTTGGTTAATGGTAGCACACTATCCTTGAAAGGTGCTGATAGACCCGATACAATGCGTGGTGTTAGCTTAGAATACCTTGTAATGGATGAGTACGCTGACATGAAGCCACAGGTATGGGAAGAAGTCTTACGTCCTGCACTTGCGGATAGACAGGGCGATGCACTCTTCATAGGAACGCCAAAAGGTAGGAATCACTTCTATGACTTATTCATCTATGCAGACAAGGAAGAGGATAAGAGTTATAAGGCGTGGCATTTTACGTCATACGATAATGAAACACTCAAACCTGAAGAGATTGACTTAGCTAAACAGTCTATGTCATCTTATGCGTTCCGTCAGGAATTCATGGCAAGCTTTGAAGCACTAGGCTCGGAGATATTCAAAGAGCATTGGGTGCAGTTTAGCGAAGAAGAACCTGACATAGGTGACTACTACATTGCTGTGGATTTAGCAGGCTTTAATGACCCGTCGTCTAACAGCAAGAAGAATAAACGTTTAGATAGTACAGCAATCAGTGTTGTAAAAGTAAATGAGAATGGATGGTATATAAAAGACATCATCTATGGTCGTTGGACGTTAGAAGAGACAGCTCAGAAGATATTCAACGCTGTAGACCGTTATAGACCTGTTTCTGTTGGTATAGAACGTGGTATAGCTAAACAGGCTGTTATGTCTCCGTTGTCGGATATGATGCGTAGAAACAGTCGCTATTTTAGAATAGAAGAGCTGACCCATGGTAACCAAAAGAAAACAGACAGGATTGTTTGGGCGTTACAAGGTAGGTTTGAGAATGGGTTGGTAACACTCGACAAGGGTGAATGGAACAGTGAGTTCCTAGACCAGTTGTTTCAATTCCCTAACCACCTAGTGCATGATGATTTAATAGACTCATTAGCCTACATAGACCAATTAGCCAAAGTTGCATATCACAGTGATTTGATTGATATGGAAGAAGACTTTGAACCTTTAGACCTTATAGCAGGATATTAAAAATGGCAGATTACGAAGATTTTACTATTGGACAAAACCTAGAAGGTTGGGTGATGGACAAGTGCGAAGAGTGGCGGTCACATTACGAATCAAACTACCAAGAAAAGCACGAGGAATACTTCCGTCTGTGGCGTGGTATATGGGACGGCTCTGACACCTTACGTGAATCAGAACGTTCTAAGCTTATTGCTCCTGCGTTACAGCAAGCAGTAGAAAGCTCAGTAGCCGAGGTAGAAGAAGCAACGTTTGGACGTGGTAAGTGGTTTGACATTCGTGATGATGTAGCAGACCAAAACCCTGTAGACATCCAACAGATGCGTAAACAACTACAAGAAGACTTCTCGTTCACTAAAGCACGTAAGACAGTGGCTGAAGCTATTCTTAACGGTGCTATCTACGGTACAGGTATCGGTGAGTTGGTTATTGAAGAAGTTAAAGAGATGAAACCAACTACACAGCCTATTATGGAAGGTGCTATGCAGGCGGTAGGTGTTGAAGTACAAGACCGTTTCGTTGTTAAACTAAACCCTGTACTGCCACAGAACTTCTTGATTGACCCTGTAGCTTCTACTGTAGAAGATGCTTTAGGCTGTGCAGTTGACCAGTTTGTGCCTACGCATCAGGTTAAGATGTTACAAGAACAAGGTGTGTATAATGATGAAGATATCGGCTTAGCATCCACCGACACAGACTTAGAGCCTGACAAAGAACTAGCTCACTACCCTGAAGACAAAGTTAGACTAATTAAATACTACGGCTTAGTGCCACGTGACCTGTTCAACGATGCAGTCGAAGAAGAGGATGCTGAGGTTGTTAGCTTAACAGAAAGCGCAGAAGAAAGTGAATACGTAGAAGCAATTGTTATTATTGCTAACGGTGTCTTGATGAAGGTTGAAGAAAACCCTTACATGATGCAAGACCGTCCTATCGTAGCATTCCCTTGGGACGTTGTGCCTAATCGCTTCTGGGGTCGGGGCGTTTGTGAGAAAGGGTATAATTCACAGAAAGCACTTGACACAGAGCTACGTGCTCGTATTGATGCGTTAGCGTTAACCATCCATCCAATGATGGCTATTGATGCGTCACGTCTACCACGAGGTATGAAGCCAGAAGTAAGACCGGGTAAGATATTCTTAACGAACGGTAATCCGGCAGAAGTGTTACAACCATTTAACTTTGGTCAAGTTGGGCAAGTAACGTTTGCTCAAGCAGGTCAGCTAGAACAGATGGTGCAACAAGCAACAGGCGCTGTAGACTCCTCAGGCGTTGCAGGAGGCGTTAATGGCGAAGCCACTGCTGCAGGTATCAGTATGTCACTTGGAGCGATTATAAAGCGTCACAAGCGCACTCTGATTAACTTCCAAGAAATGTTCTTAATACCAATGGTACAGAAGACAGCTTGGCGTTACATGCAGTACAACCCTGAGTTATATCCTGCACAGGACTTTAAATTCATTCCTACGTCAACCCTTGGTATGATGGCACGTGAGTATGAAGTGACACAGCTTGTTCAATTGTTACAGACTATGCCTGCTGATAGTCCAACGCATTCAATGCTGATTGAAAGTATTGTTGAGAATATGAACTTGTCAAATCGTGAAGAGATGATACAGCGTATTCGTCAGGCTCAACAGCCTAC